TCACGGACCGCATCAAGGGGGCTACCTAATCGTACTGAGAGCCTGGAGCTGTCATGTTCAAGACCGGTCACTGCGTAAAGCTCTTCGCTGTAGGTCGAGCTTTCGGCAAGCGTGTCCGGGTCGAGCCACACGGTGCGAAGTTTGACAAGCCACCTGTCATTGACCGCTTGCGTATAGACGGCAAGGCTCAACTGGTTCAAGGCGACGACAAGGCTGGCACTGATGTTGCCGCCTTCAAGATCAAGCGTGCCACCGCTAAAGCCAAAGCCTGAAAAGGTGTAGGTCTGGCCGTTATAGGTGCGCGTATCGCCCTTGAAGAAGTTCTGGAAGCGGTAGCCGGTGTCGCTTCCGTTGGCGTTCAGAAGGCGGATGTATGTCCCGATGGCAATCGTCATCAGCGCATACCCAAGGAGGAACGAGTGGAAGGCTTGTTGCGCATGTCGGCAAAGACTTGAGCGCGGGCCTGTTTGGCGCTGGCGGCAGTGGCCTGAGCGACCTGGTCCATCGTCGCGTATTCGACGTTATTGATGACCTGAGTCTGGATCAACATTGAGCCGCCGGCACCCGTGAGCATGGTCTGGCGCTCGCGCTCCATCACCCGCTCACGGCTGTAGCTGCTGCCCAAGGCCAATGCTTCAGCGTTTTCGTCGAAGGCTGCAGAGGAGCTGCGATTAGCAGCGCCCTTGGCCATTGCGGCGTTGGCGTCAGCAAAGTAGGCCGAGACGCCCAAGCGGCCGTCGTTGCCCCGCTTGAGGGGAATGATCGCTTCCGGGCCAGCCTCACCCATCAGGCCGAAGCGACCGGTGCCGCCCTCGGCATAGGTGAACATGGTCGGCTTGTTGACCACGCCGCCCATGGCGTATTTCTTGAGGCCCTTGTTGAAGGCGTTGCCGCCTGCGTTCGTGATGAAGCTGCTGTAATTGTCGCCAATATTTGAAGGTTGGAAGCTTGAAGTGTCGGCACCTGCGCCACCGCTAGTGCTCGGACCGCCCAGCGCCTTGATTACCGCCTGAATAGTGGCGATGGCAATCATCTGGGTGATGACCTTGGCGGCGTATTCAACGAAGTACTGACCCAGGTTCTTGAGGAACTGAGCCATGGCCTGTTGAGCGGTCTGGGAGCCGGTGACGATGTTGCTGAAGGCTTGGCTGATGCTTTCGCCGAACGCCATTGCGGCGCCCTTGAGCTGGTTCAGCGGCTTGGTCATTTCCTCCAGCTCGTCCTTCATGCGCTTCACTTCGGTCTCGCCCGCCTCTTGGAAAGTGGGATCAACTTCGCGGCGGTACAGATCTTCCAGCTGCGCACGGCGACCCGCAAACCCTTCGCCCGGATACGCCTTAGTTAAACGAGCCCGCTCTTCAGCAATCTGGAACTGGGTGTATTCCTCTTTGCTGATTAGGCCTAGCTGGTACTGACGCTCCTTGAGCTCCCCGTTAATGTCGCGTTCCTTCTCCTTGCGTTCTTCGAGGGACTGGTCGACGTCCCTCATGTAACCCTTAAACCAAGACTCTTGAGCTCTATTGAACTTCTCCAAAGCTTGAGCCCGCGCCACCCTGGCTTTTTCAGGGGTTTCGCTCATCTCCTTGGTTTTGAGCAGAGCCCGCTCAAATTCGAGGATGTCGGCTTGTGCTGTTAAACCCTGGCGGCGAAGGTTTGCAATACGAGTAAGAAGATCGGCTTGCTGCCTGCTGATGTCTTTGGACTTGGTTCCGTCGGCATCTAAGTCACCGCCGCCCGGAGTCGGCGCGGGAGTACCGCCAAAACTGCTGGGTGTGAACCCAAATAACGACTCTTTGATTTGCTGACGGCCTGCAGCGTCTGACTTGACCCCCTCGCCCAAAATGCTGCGGCCTTCTTGTTTGGCATAACCCCGCAGCACGTTCATCTCTTGGTTAAAGGCCTCTGTAAAACGCCTCGGGGTAAAGATTGGGTCGTAGCCCAAACCCCTTACTGTCTTTTCTGCTTGCTTACTTGCGGTATCAAAGTCAAAACCACCGGCCCTAAGTTCACGCCCCTCGCGAACCTTGCTGTAAACAGCTCCGACGCCGCGGTTTAGGTTTTCAGCGATAAACGTAAATATCGGGCCAACCGTCTCCTTGATCTCTTCGATCAATGTCTGAACGATTTCAACAATCTGATCAGCAGCAATCTTGACGTCGACAATTACGTCCTTAATTTTGTCCTGGTTTTCGTTGACAAAGGTGACCAGATTGGTCAGGTAGTCCTGGAAACCGGAGCCGACTTTGAGGAAGAAGCCACCGAAGTTTTCTCCAGCTTGCTCAAGTGCAATCTGCAGCCGGATGCCAGCCTTTTCTGGTCCGTCGGCAATCAACTGAGCAACACCGTCGTATTCCTCACCTTGGGCAGCAGCAAAGCGGACAAACTGCGCAATAGTGACTTCGCCGTCTTTGAACGCCTTAGTCAGCTGGGGCAGCGTCATTTCGTTGGCTGCCGCAAACTTGGCAACAGCGCCCGGCAAACGTTCACCGATCTGGCCCGACAGTTCTTCAGCGCTGACCTTGCCCTTAGACAAGACCTGCACAGTTGCTCGGATAATTGCGTCGAGGTCTTCCTGGCTCTTACCAAAAGCAACGTTGGATGCAATCAAACCTCGGAAGATCTTTTCCGTGTCCTCGAAGCTCAGGTTGTTGGCCCGAGCTGCAGTTGCAATTTGGGCCAAACCTGAAATCGCTGGCATGAGCGACACCGAGTAATCGGAGCTGACTTGGCGCGCCAAGGTCAACAAGCGGTTGTAATCCCGGATCCCAGTAGATGCCTGCGCCAGAGTGGTCTTAGCCAGGTTGAGCTGACCTGCAAACTCAGCAACGGCTGCTGCCTGCTGCCTCAGGGCCGATAACTGTGCGCCCGCTGCAGCACCGACCGCGGCGCCGCCTGGGCCAAACCCCAAGCCGCCGACCAGGCCACCAATTGCCGCCTCCGGCCCACCAAATACAGCGCCTGATAAAGCGCCCCCCACACCAGCTACAAGATTTCGACCTGTAAGACCCTTTCGACGCTCAAGCTTTGCAAGTTGTCGATCGACCTTTTCAATCTCCTTCGTTACTTCCTTAAACGCTTTGGTACTAGGTCGCAAGCCCGCGCGAAGTGTGGTCCATGCAGCACGCTGACTTTGCAAGCTGTTAATACTTCCATTTGACGCAGCAGTAGCCGCTTTGATGTCCCGAGTTACCTGCTGATACGAATTGCCCATCGCATCAATCAGGCCCCGTGTGCGGGCCATTCCTATGTCTGTGATTTGTCCATACAAAGTGCTGATTTCACGCACTTGAGTTGGTACGGGAGCCTGTGCTCTACGCGCAGCGGCTTGGCTTGCTCTGTAGTCTTCCGCCTCCGTGCCAAGGCGAGATGTAAGCCGGGTACGACGGCCTCGGCCGCGCTCAATAAAGGCTTCGAGCGTTCCCTGACGCCCACGCAGCCCTTGATCTTGCAGGGTTAATTCCCTAATCCTTTCTCCCCTTGCAATATCTTTTTGAACCTTGTCTATTTCCCTAATTGTGCGTAGATAATCCTCTCCACCTATGTCTAAATTTGCAAAATCTTGGCGTAGTTCTCTAAGGCGTTGACTTAGGCCGGCAGCCGTATTAGGTAGTTCCTGAAAAACTCCTGCGTACCGAACCAGTCCTTCGATATCTAGTTCTTGCGTGCCTCCACGTGCTGCAGTAAACGAAACCGTCCGTGCTTGTGCCGCTATTACTGCTTGGCGTTGCTCGATACGTGAAAGAGCAGCCTCGAATTGAAGGACTTGGCCTAAAGTTTCTGTATATGCAGCTGTTAGCTCCTCTTGCGTATTAAGCAGCTTTCTTCTTTCGCCCAGCTGCATCTGCAGGCCTGGAACGCCAACTTTTGTAAACCGCGCTCCAATTTGCTTAGCTGATAATGCAGCGGCGGTATTATTAGCTTGTTGCTCTACATTTTTAAGTTGCCTTTCGTACAGTTTAATGTCATCGGCAAGCTGTTTGAATACTGTGCCTCCTATAGAAGCCTGTTCTTTTAGGTTTTTAAGGGCTTCAACCTGTCCCTTAAGTACTTTGATACTATTGTTGCTCTGATTTGTGTAATCTTTGATGCCCCTACGGAGCTCTTCGATTGCCTTATCGGTTACATCAAGCGTGCCAGTAAGGCCCTTAAACGCAGACTTAAGACCTGCGACCTTGTCTTGGCCCTCAAGCTTGAGCCTTAGAAAAATGTCGCTTACCGTCTTAGCCATCGGAGCTCTTCTTGCTGAGTTCGCTCAGTGCTGCGGCCTCCATGATCTGAAGGCCCTCAAGCATGTCGCGGCGGTTGTCGACATTGTAGAGGTCAAATAGCCCTCCAGAACTAAGCAGCACCTCATATTTCAAACCCACGTAGCCGGCCATGCTGGTCGTCCACTGGGTCTGCATACGCATGAACATCATCACGATGTCCCAGTTATCGTCCCAAACCTCAAAATCGTCGCTGCTTTCTTCCTTGGGCTTGGGCAGGACAATGCCAAGAGCCTTGGCATCATCCTGGGAGTGATCCTCGACGCGCTTACCGCCGCCAGCCCAATAGATCGCAGCGTCCTTTAGTTTCCCGACTTGGCGCCTTCAAAGGTATCGGTGTAGGCCTTGAGCACGCCGCGAATCCAATAAGGGTCGTCGCTCAGGTCACGCAGGGCTTCCATCGAGAACGGCACAGCCTTGCCGTCTTCATCGTCGATGCCGTCCCAGCCCACCAGCACAGCCTTGAGCAGGTCAAGTTCGCTCTTCTCGCTGAGCTTCAGAAAATCCTTGCGGCCAACACGTTTGAACGTTGCATCGAAAGTGTTGGTGTCAAAAGTGCCGCCGTCGCTAGGCTCCTCAATACTTACGGGCCACTTGAAGGTTTTGACCTTCTTGCGTACGAACGCCATAAGAAGAAGTAGTAGTTCCGCTTTATCTTACAGGCACAAAAAAGGGCCGCATCAGCGGCCCCGAGGTTGGTGTGATTAAGCGCAGCTTAGGTGAAAGCCAGAGAGAACTCGTCGTTACCGCTGGTGCTGGGCACGCAGGTATAGGGAATGTTGAACATTGCGATGCCGTCCTGATCTCCATAGGACACGTCGCCGATGTCAACACGGGTGGAAGCGAAGTCCACGATGTTGCCAGCAGCGGTGCCGTGGGTGAAGTCCAGGTTGCCCAGAGTGGTGTCGGTCAGAGCAGCAGCGAAGTAATCCTTCGAGGCGATGCTCACGGCTTCGATCGTGGTCGAGCCAGTAGCAGCGCGGTCGGTCAGGATGACTTCTTTGTCGCAACCGATCAGTTCGCGGTACACCAGGGTGTTGCCGATGTCGAAGCTGAAGGACTGCAGGCAGCCAGCGAAAGAAAGGAGCTGGAAGCTGCTGGTGTTGCCGTTCTTGAAGATCAGAGGGGTTGCCTGGTTTGCAAAGGTTGCAGAGGGCAGTGCGCTGTCGTCAGGGGCGTTGTAGACGCCGGTGAAGGTGAAGTCGATCGTGGGGATCTCGCCGACGTTGGCGTTGATCACGAACGTGCCACGGCAGCCGGTCACTTTGTGACGCAGACCATCAATGTTGTAGTAGATGGTGACGCTAGAGAAGCTGGCGCTAACAGGGGCGTA